CGTCTGGCGTAATAGTCATTGGATAATATTTAGCGGTGTTATTGGCATTGCTAATAATGTCGCCACCATGGAACGTTGTCCCATTAATGGTCGAACCATTAATAACTGAGCCATCTATTTCGCCGGCACTAACAACATTACCTGTATCTGGCTGGTAGCCAGTTGATTGAGCAGTTTGTGTTAGCATAGGTGAGCTAAATAAGGCGTGTCCAGTACCGTTGTATGCCCAATATTGGATAGCAACATAGACAGCTGTACTTGGTGCATTAAACCCATTAATGGTTAGATACTTCCACGCCTGGGCACTACCAGTTCCAGATACTTGAACGCCAGCATAGTTTCCAGATGGTAGCCTATTACCACTTGCATCAAAGAAACTTAAAACCATTTGATATCTCATCGTGGCATCACTACCAGCGTCAATAAACCAAACTGAGGCACTGTAAGGCTGACCGGTTAACCCGTTTAAGGGATAAAGCTTAGACTGTGCAAGTCGTTGCCAAGTGGAAGCACCCGTACTGCCATTAAACCCAATTGAAGGGACACCATCATGCAACGTAAAGTTTGAGAAGTATCCCATTGTACCCATCGTCCAACCGGGAATGCTAGAGTTGCTACCACCAGCTCCGCCTAATAACGCCGCATTATAAACTAGGTTAGTGACCCCTCTAATTGTTAAATTACTAGCCACCACATTGCCGTTTGCATCGGTTGTAAATGAGCCATTAGGCGTGCTAAACGTGTTAGCCACAATGTCGACACCTTTAAGCGATCCGGTTGTAACGTCACCTAAATTGGCACTTAAAGCCGATAGTTTGCCAACATTTAGCCGGTCAGTGCTGAGTGTTCCAGTGGTAATGTTTCCAGCGTCCAATTTAGCCACTGTTACTTTACTAGCATCAATCGTACCAGTAGTAATATGGTTAGCACTAATGTTGCCCATTTTAGCGTCAGTGATAGCGGCATTGGCTATCTGTGCTGTGTCTACAGCTAATGACCCTATCTTGGCATTAGTAATTGCGCCATCACCTATTTGGGCGGTGCCCACGGCTAGGTTAGCAATCTTGGCACTATTGACAGCGGCATTACCAATCTGAGCATTGGTGATTGCACCATTGTCTATTTCAGCTGTTCCAATAACCCCTTTATCAATAACCGTTTCTGTCGTGATATGAACTATCGAACCGTCCTTAACACCTGCACTTAGCGTCTGATAATCAGCGCTTGCCTTGTTTGCACTAACTGTTGCTGCACTACCAGCTAGTACAGCACTTGAAGCGGCCTGACTAGCACTGTTAGCAATACTAGTGGCATTATTACCGGCACTTTGAGCTACTGTAGCCGCACTATAAGCTTGTGAAGCAACCTGACTAGCATTATTACCCGTTGTAGTTGCCTGTGAAGCGACTATAGCAGCACTAGAAGCCGCTTGACTAGCTACAGCCACACTAGACTGCATGTTATCAATGTCGGTGTTAAAGCTGTTGCTTAAGGCGGTCTGTACATTGCTTAGAGCCGTGTTATAAGCGTCTGTGAGACTCTTATAAGTGTCTCGATTAACGTCACTAGCTTTAGTAGTATCCGTTAAGATGGCCGACATAAAGGTGTTCAAGTTAGTGTAGGCTGTCGTTAAAGCAGTCGTACTGATACTGGCATCTTTAGCCCGGGCTAGCACCACATTATACTGGCTAGTTAATCCGGCATATTGTGAAGCCTGTGTCTGTTTCTCAATAACACTCATTAAGTTTGGGTCATTTAAATTGGCAACTCCACTAGCCGCATTATCAGCCGTATTTTGCGCGTTGATAATCTTAATGCCATCATCAGTTAAGATGACTTGAGTTGCATTAGATTCAGCCATCTAATTCACCTCCCTTCTAATCGGCCGTGCTATCATTTTCATTGATTGTCCCTTTATCAATCACACTTGATGCCGATCGTTTCGTAATGGGTATTGCGTACACCTTTTCCTTTTCAGCCGAGTATGGGTCAATTTCTAGTACCCGGGTGTTAAAGGTCACTAACAAGTAGGCCTGTGTGCCTTGATAGAAGACGTTACAAGTTTCCACTTCACGACTTTCATCGGTTAGGTTGGGCAAAACCATGTCATTATCAAAGTAAGCTTCAAACTCGGCCCCTTTATGCACGACATTTAAAGCCCACACTTTATGGGGGTCGTTAGTAGTCTCAGCTTCACCACCACCGGCCACAAAGTAGAAGTAAGGGAAGTCTAGGCATTCTGATTGGTAGGTGTTCTGATTAAAATCAATCCCATAATCAGTGATATTAAAGTTGTATAGCACGTTGTAATTACCAGCTAACAGGTCACTAGCGTTAAGAATATCGGTGCTACCATCGTTATAGCCAATTGAGACCATATCATGTTGACGGTCATAGTTAATGCGGCCGTATCCTTTAAGAGGCATAATCTGTTTCACACGACTATCGGTAGGCTGTAAAGTTACACCCGGTAGATAAGGAAAACGAACCAAGATATAGTTATGGTCATTCTTCAAACTCACAATGTTCCAGATATAGACCGTGTTATTAACTTCTTGTACCCCAAACGTCCCACCATGTTGTCCATGGACTTGCAACATCACTGACTGCACGGCAAACTTGCTATCCTGTAAAGCAAACATCGTATCACTGGAGCCATTGTCATCACGAGCACGACTAGTCAGGTATTGCCCATTGCTTAACCGTGCCATATATTGCGTCGCTGAGTGTGCTCCGTTATCATCGGGCCCATAGACGCCTAAATAGCTGATATTAGTGGTGTCTAGCCTTATTTCTGGGTCATCTTGGATATAGTCGAATTCAATCGTGCCGTGTAAGGTACCCACAGCGTTACTAGCCGCGTTGATTAAGTAGCCCGTTTGTTGGTAGCTGGTGTCAACCGTGCCATCAGTGTTATAACGGCGCCAAATGAAGCCCTTGCTATCAATGTAGGATGAAATATTAGTGCTACCTTCCCAAGCTTGTAAAATTAGTCGTTTAGTCTGCGTGGTATCCGTGAAGTTGTTACCGTCAGGCGTTAAAGCGACCGGTTTAATCGAACTAGCGTCCTTCTTAGCTTCATCAACCGCTTTGCTAAGTGCGTTTTGGTACTGTTCCATCCAAGCTGGGGTGGCTACTTGAACCGTTGTATACTCGCCAAAGCCGACTGTGTTGCCATAAGGGTTAGCAAAGCTAGTTGTCCGTTGAATAACCCGGCCACTGGCGTCTAATACCGGCTCAATTAGCTCATCTTTAAACCTAATCGTGGCGCCTAAAGGTGGATTAAAGTTGGGTGTTACATTCACCTCATAGTACGTTCTAGGGTGGTTGTATAGCTTGAGCATATCCTGGGCCCAGGACTTTAAACCGGCTGAGTTACTAATCTGATTGGCGGTAACCACCGCTTCATAGTAAAGGCCAGCTTGCCAATCGGGATTATATTTCTGGTTGGCCTCATCATCCACAATGTAGGGCTTACCATCATTGACTACGGCAATCGTGCTACCGTTGGCCCCATAGGGAATCAGCTTGGTCACCGGCGTTGATACCGTTGTCCGTTTAATACTAGTGATGTTCTTGCCAAATACAGCTTCGTTATAGACCACATCAGCATTTAATTGGTCAGTAATGACACATACCTTTTTCGTGATATTCCCCTGTGAGTCAATCTCAACATAAGGGTCAATTTCAACATCATAGGTTTGAATGAGCGTTTGTACTAATGTGCTAGCTTTCGTCTTACCATCAATGGTAATCGATGGGGTCATCACATTAGTCGTCTGATAATCTAGCGTCCAACCAGTGGCATTAAAACACTCGTTAAAAGCTGTCTGAATCGAGCTTGCACTGGCGGTAGTGGCTACCGGGTAATGATGAGCTAAACTGTACAAGCATAAGTTGGTAAAGTTAGCCGTTGTGACATGTTTAACAGCAGCGGTATTGTTCTCTTCCACGCTGTATATACGCATGACATACCAATGGCCCGATAGCTCGTCATAATAGGCTAAGTTATTACCAGCCACCACCTTGTCTGAATCCGGCTGACCTTGAAGCACGTCTAAAGAGCCTTGATGGTCGAACTTTTTAGATTGAGCATTTAGGTTAACCGTGCCATCAAACGTGTCATTAGTGCCCACGTTAACATCATCGTCATAGCTAGTGCTAGTTGTGTCTGAATCAGCTAGTTGAATCTTGACGCTGTCATTAGAGAACTTAGTGGCTCCATCCACGGTCAGGGTACCAATCCGCTTTAAATTTGAATCTAGGATTAAATACTGGTTATTTAAAGCCATCTGTTAACCTCCTTATTTTAGTTATGTATTAAAAAGGCCACCCTTAATTGGGAAGCCTTTAAGTGTTGCTAGAGTAATCTGGGTAGATATTTAAGCGTGATTTGGGCGTCATCTAGGTCACCAATCATCGTCAGGCTATTAACCCCCGGGCTTAATTTAGGATAGTCCGTTGACCAGATTGGACTAGCTAGCTTACCGCCAACCGTGGTGCTATCAGTCTCACAATTTAAGACGATCTCTTGACCAGCACTAGCAATATATTTAGGTGCGTCCTGTGATACGTCATTAACTTGATAAATGTCTAGGTGGGTGATTGACAGATAAGGGTTTTCATAGCCCACATTTTCGTCATCTTCAGCAATTGAGTGCTTGAAGAACACCCCGCCGATGCCACCTAAAGCCGACTGATAATTAGAGTTCCTATCAACAAACGTGCCATGCACAATTAAAAATCGTTTAGGGTCTTTACATGGTTGACCGTTGTGACTACCACTGGTGTAGTATTGGGTGATTGACCAGCTAAACACCTTGCCATTTTTGATTAAGTCGAGTTC